ATAAGCCTCACCCACCGCAACCAGTTTAAGCAGTTGTTCTTCGGTGAGTTGCTCGGCGTTATCAGGGTATCCCCAATTAGCCGAGACAAGGGCTAGAATCTTATCACTGGCCTTGCTATCGAACCAGCTTTCAACCTGCTCCTTATTCAGCCTTGTGCCAGCACCTTTTGCTTCAAGCGCAGCTATCACCTTATCCATAGTAAAACCAATATCGGCCAAACCAGTAACACCTGCTTTATGATCTTCCTTAATCCAGCTATCTTCAACACCTTGCAGGTAGCTGACAACATAGTCTTGCAGNTCATCCCAGTGCGCTATCACAGCATCNGCAGTGATATGATCCGGCGCCATGATGTANGCATTTTCCTTACTGGCATTACCATCAGCATCAGCACGATACAGGCATTTAACAAGCCTGCGACCTTCCGGTACNTCAGGTACAGCCGCAGGGTTATAGGCGTGGAAGTGATTCACAGTAACAGTGTTAGCATTATCAGTCGTAGTATTCATCGTATAGATTCCTATATAAGTAATCGGTGCGGGCTTGCACCTAGTAGCTACCTGCCCAGGCAGCNCAGCTACTAGCTACAGCCTACACACGACACCAACTAACCGCACGCAGGNCTGCGCCGGTCAAGACTGACTAGCTAACTTGTAAAAGAACATAATCTAATAGGAACACTACTAGAATCCCGATTATCGGTGATAACATCAAATAGATCAAGACTATCTAAGTCTAAGCTTATAACTTTCGGTGCTATGCAAATGATTCTCATTCTCACTGGGGGGCATCGACCTTTTTTGGGCCTGACCAGGTGTCTTTCCTAAAGAGCCTCCCAAATTTCTCTAAAATAAATAGCCTATTTTCTCTAACTAAGAACTCCTGTATAGGACTGGTGGTAGTGTCGCTTTATGTAATTCCTCTGTTGGTATCTACGGTCACCTAGAGTATACTAGGCGTATGAATAAAAACACACAAGCTATGCTCGCTGCATTAGGTGTAGGTAAGTCAGCAGACACAGGTGTCGCTACTAAGACCTCCACAGTTAACCCACAAGGTAAAGGGCTTAGTCACAGCCTAGAGGAAAATGCACTGGAGCTATTAGGCCAAGGCATAGATCCTACTGTGGTAGCTAATGCATTAGGCGTAGCAGCAGGAAGGATATCGCAGCTATTAGCTAATAAAGAATTCGCTAAGCAGGTAGTGGAGCGTAGGTTTGTAGCACTCGCCTCGCACACTAAGAGGGATAACAGATACGACTCTCTGGAAGATGATCTTATAAATAAGCTAGAGTCTCACATTCCGTTTATGTCTAAGACGTCTGATATCCTTAACGCATTGCGCACAGTTAACTCAGCTAAGCGTAGAGGTCAGCAAGTACCTGACTCACTTACACAGGCTGATACAATTGTGCCGCTTGTTATGCCCACAGTAGTTATAGAGAAGTTTTCTGCTGTGACTAATAATATAAACCAAGTAGTACACGCAGGCGGACAAGACCTGGTGACTATACAATCTGGCTCACTTATGGATAAGTGGAAACAGAAGCAAGACCAGAAGCAGCTACCGAACAAAGAGGACTAATACAATGCTTGCAGAGAAACTACCAGTAATGGATGAGTTTACAGAGAGAGTTACTATTAAGTTTCTCTCTACTCCTGTGCCGAAAGCCAATCTACGGCTTATACAGAAAGACAGTGAAGCTGCCAGTAAATTACTGGAGCAGCTGCAAGGTATTGTTGACTCTAAGGAAAAGTGTGCACCAATAGTCAGTGTGCTTCGTAGACATATCTTAATATGAGTGGAGATAAGCAGTCTCTCCTGGAGCAGCTTGGTGGAGTTGATACAGGAGAGACTGCTGCACCTAATCCTCAGGCTGCTATACGGGAGTTCTCAGCAGACTCAGCTGAAGCCGCAGACCTAGCTAAGCACTCCTTAGACTTCTTAGCTGGTCTTGTAATACCTACCGTATTTGCTTATCTATTTCCTCCTATATTTAAAGAAGTCTGGGCTTGGCTTAAGGAGCATACGCATAAGATAAGAGCCTTCCCGCAGTTAGCTTTAGGGCTGCCGCGTGGCTTTGCTAAGACTACTGTTATTAAATTATACGCAATATATTGCATATTCTTTACGCAGAAGCGCTTTATACTACTTATAGGGGCTACAGCCACACTAGCTGAGAATACACTGTCTGATATTATAGACATGCTAGAGGAGCCTAATGTTAAGCGTATCTTTGGTGATTGGAAGTTAGCAGTCACTAAAGATACGCAGTCTATTAAGAAGTTTGGCTACCGTGGGCGTAACATAACACTTGCAGCTATTGGTGCCGAAGGCTCGTTGCGTGGGCTTAACATTCGTAATGACAGGCCAGATGTTATGATCTTCGACGACATACAGTCTAAAGAATGCGCTCAGTCAGAGACTCAATCTAAGAATCTGCTGACTTGGATGATAGGTACAGCTATGAAAGCTAAGTCTCCTACAGGCTGTGTGTTTCTGTTTTTAGCTAATATGTACCCAACTCCGCATAGCATCTTACGTAAGCTTAAGTATAACCCTACGTGGACTAAGTTTATAGTAGGCGGTATATTAGCTGATGGTACTTCATTGTGGGAGGACCTACAGCCAATAGAGCAGTTAATGACTGAGTTCGAGAATGACTTGGCTATGGGGCACCCAGAGATATTCTACTCTGAGGTACTTAATGACGAGAATGCAGCTAATAATAACTTAGTAGATTTATCTAAGCTACCTGAGCTTCCACGAGAGGTCGGGGATATCCCTGTAGGTAGCTTTATAGTAATAGACCCAGCTAACGATAAGTCTACATCTGACGATGTATCTATTGGCTATTTTGAGGTGCACGATGCTAAGCCAGTTCTTGAAGAGCTTACCGCTGAGATTCTATCTCCTGGTGAAACGATTCGTAAAGCTCTTACTTACGCTCTTACTCATAATTGTAGGCTTATTGCTATAGAGGCTAACGCATACCAGTATTCATTACTGTATTGGTTTGACTTCATCTGCAAGCAGCTACAGATAGAAGGCATACAGTGCGTACCTGTATATTCAGGCAGTAGGTCTAAGAATACGAGAATAAAAGATTGGCTTCTTGGTTATGCTAAAGGAGACAGCTTCTGCAGCGATAAGTGTAGGGCACAGCTGCATACACAGATAACTGGATGGAACCCATTACGTAGAGATAATGTTGACGGCGTACTAGACCTTATGACTTACTGTGAGAAGGTTATGGTAGCGTACTCTGAGTATGTTGTCTCCCAGGGGCTAATAGCACAGCAAAGCTATGAGTCCTTAGAGGTTCCTGACTTTAATACATCTTTCTAAGGTAATAACGATGGCTAACAGTTCGTCCTTTCAAATAAGCAAGGCACTATCCGATAACTTCACTCAGTACTACAAGAGCCTGAAGTCGTATCAGCAGATTAAACAGTCTGCGTTACGTGCAGAGATGGAGCAGATTGACAGAGAGTATCAGCGGGAGGCTGACTTTACTGACGAGCACCAAGCAGCTAAGGCTGCAAATGATAGAGGAGATAAGAATAAGCTACAGAATGTAACCGTTCCTGTCATAGAACCTCAGGTGGAGTCATCTGTTGAGTTCTTAGCAGATGTATTTCTATCAGGCGATTCAGTATTCTCTGTAGTGGCCTCTCCGAAGTTCGCTGATGCTGCTTTGCAGATGGCTACTGTATTGCAGGAGAATGCTAAGCATGGCAGCTGGGCAAGAGAGCTTATACTGTTTTTCCGTGATGGCAGAAAGTATAATCGCTGTGCCCTGGAAGTTAACTGGAAGCGAGAAACTACGGCCTCCATAGAGACTGATGTAGGAGCCAAGGCAGGTACGTCTAAGATTAAGGAAGTGATTTGGTCTGGTAATTGCATCAAGCGTCTTGATATGTACAATACTTTTTACGACACCAGGGTGCCTCCAGCAGACGTACACAAGCGAGGAGAGTTTGCAGGCTACACTGACCTTATTACTCGTATTGAGCTCATGCAGCTTATAGAGGATTTAGGCGATGATATTATAAAGCCTGCTGTAATTCCTGCCTATGAATCTAACAGCAGTGCTATCTCCAGTAACTCTGCTGACCTTATGAACTACTATATTCCGCAAGTAGCTGGTAATTTGGTAGACGCAGAGGCAGCTAACACAGGCACCAATTGGCTATCCTGGAGTAGATCTGCTCTGGCTAATACCCGCCATATAGACTTTAAGGACAGCTATGAAAAGACTGTTCTCTACTGTCGCATAGTACCAAAGGAGTTTGGGTTGGCTGCACCTAAATCTGGGACTCCTCAGATATTTAAAATGATTATCATCAATCATTCCGTACTCATACACCTCAGTCGCCTTACTAACGCTCATGGCTATTTGCCTATTCTAATAGGGCAGCCTAACGAGGACGGCTTAGGTCACCAAACTCGTTCGCTGGCATATAAAGGTATTGGCTTCCAGAATGTAGCCTCTGGCCTTATGACGTCTATCATAGACTCCAGACGTAGAGCTATCTCTGACAGAACCTTATACGACCCATCTCGCGTACTGTCAGCTCACATAAATAGCTCTAACCCATCAGCTAAGATTCCTGTTAAGCCGTCTGCGTACGGCTCAAACATCTCTGAGGCTGTTTATCCATTCCCTTACAGAGAGGATCAAGCAGCCTTTAATGTGTCTCATATCCAGCAGATCATAGAGATGTCTAATCTATTAGCTGGGCAGAACAAGACATCTCAAGGGCAGTTCATAAAAGGCAATAAGTTACAGGATGAGTTCAGTGCTATTATGCAGAATGCCACTGGTCGCGACAGACTTACTGCCATAATGTTGGAGCATCAAGTGTTCGTCCCTCTTAAGCATATGCTTAAGCTTAACATCTTACAGCACCAAACAACTGGTGTACTGTACAATGAAGCTGTTGAGCAGGACGTGGAGATAGATCCAATAAAGCTGAGAAAGGCTGTAGTTGAGTTTAAGGTATCTGACGGGGTATCTCCAGCTAACAAGCTAATGAAGGGTGAGGTGTTCTCAGTAGCGCTTCAACAGATTGGCAGCTCCCCAATGCTATCTTCTGGCTATAACGTACCGCAGATGTTTAGCTATCTTATGAAATCTCAAGGCGCCCAGCTTAAGGAGTTTGAGAAGTCTCAGCAGCAGATGGCTTACGAGCAGGCAGTAGCTTCATGGGAGCGCACAGCTGCACTTATGATAGACAAGAGTGAGGATGGGCAACCTAAGCTACCTCCTCAGCCAACACCTGAGCAGTTCGGCTATCAGCTTAAGCCTCAGGAGAAGTCACCAACACTGCTGGAGGCTGTCACTCCTGACAAAGAGCAAGCAGCAGTCACAGCAGCAACCACAACAACAGCCACAGCAATAGGAGCAGCGATGCCTAAACTAATACCTACAGTATTTACTGCATACGAGTTTACAGAAAGGGAGCAACTTGAAGCTACTGTATTCTCTGAGTTGCAGCTTAAGTTCCTGTTAACCTTGCGCGCGGAAGCTGCGCAAGATAAGAATAATATAGCCTTAGACCCTGCAGCGGTATCAGCATACTTGCAGGATGAGGCGTATTATAGAGGTAAGATAGACTTACTGTCCTACCTCTTAG